TCCCAGATGTTCATATAAAATTTTCTTAAGTTGAACGGGACTGTTATGGTTTAAATCCTTTCCCCAAACAGATTGGGAAAATAAATTAAGCATGCGTTCAAGCTTCAATCTTCTTTCCCTTAGGATTTTTTTTCTTGTCTTTACCTCCTCCTCGTCCACACGCAAGCCACGCAACATCATGTCCATCGCTGGCTGTAAACTGTCCAATTCAAATAGGTATGTTTTTTTAGTGAGCCCATCAAATTCCTTGTGTACCTTGTCCCATATCTCATATGTCAAGGCGCAATCAAGGGCACAATAAACCCATTCCGTCTGTTCATCAGATAAATTTTGCTTACTTATTTCTGTGTTTTTTATTATCTTCATCAGCTAACTCCCCTGCGATTGCTGAGTATCCCACCATATCAACGTATGTATCGGAACTCGGATTTCCAAACTTGGCTCTTGCCACCTTTAATAATAACATGAGGATAGAAACATCATGTGCAGATATAGGGTGGTCCAGATAAGCAGACCAAAGACGAGAAATGTTTTCATGATTCTCTTTTTTATTTCCGTACTCGTGTTCCCTTTTTCCGCTCAACAATTTTAAAGCGGTCTTTAAATTTTCTTCTATCTTTATTATCATGTACCCTTTCCACTAAATCATTCAGTTCTTTTTTTGTTCTTATGGGATCCAAATCAGCCAAATCACACACTAAATCAAAGTCATCCTGCTCATTTTCAAACCATTCCCACGCACTTATGTGCGCCTTCCTATCTTCCTTTCCGTTGCCCGCGTATATTAAATCCTGCAACAACTGATCCAAAGCCGCCCGCCAAAGACGGACATAGGCTTCCATCTCCCGCCAACTATCGTTAACAGACTTTGCCGTAAAAAAGTTTGGTCGCTTCACTATTCATCAGCTTTTGTGCTCTTTGAGAACTTGGCTAATGTCTTCCATGCACCTTCATTAGTGTATATGGAGCCTAGAAATGCCAAACCTTTTTCCATTTCAGGTTGCAAAGCATGATGTGCGTGCATGGTATCATGTATAAGTCCCTTGACTTTTATATTATTTTTAAATGATAACCATGACACATCATAAGTTTGATTCTGTGCAACCTTAACTATGCGTTCGTCTTCCAATAAATCCTTAACCCATGTCCATGCCTTGACCTCATCCTTGGGTGACCAATAATTTTTAAAATGTGGATTGGGCATCCAGAATGGTACAACAATGGCGTGTCTTAAAGAGGGGGCAAACCCAATACACCTGGTCTGCCCTTCCGCTGTTTCTATGTCGAAAGATAAAGGGTTGAGCGCACTGCATGTGTCTATATACTTGTCCTTGAATACATAGAGATCATCTATAGTGGGTTCAATCCATAACTTTCTGTTTATATAATTAATATTTTTATTCTCCGATTCTCTTTTGGCTTTCTTAAAATCCGAAAAAAGATGCGCCCTAAAATCGTAGTTCCTTACCACCGTATGTGAAGGGTAGGTAGTTATTATTTTAAATTCTCTATTTAAATGGGGAGTGTTGGAAGGTATGATAGCGCCACGATATGTTTTAACCTTGTCAAATCCCGTTAACGCCCACAATGAAACGCCTCCCATTGCTACAATAACATTGGGATTTGTTTCATTGAGTTCATTGTACAAACGTTGCAAGTCTTGCTCCATCTCCTGCTTGAGGTAACCTAAGGTGGTATTTGGGTAGGAGGAGCGCCACTTACTCTCTTTGCACAAAGCCTTGTATTCAGATTTTTTATGAAAAAAATTTTGAGGGTTGTCTTGCGCAGGCTTTAACTGAAAAGTGTGGGTGAGCATGCAATCTTCGATTTGTATCCCTGCCATTCTGCAAATTTTATTAATAATAAAATCGCCTGCAAGTATTTTATTTAAACGCACCTCATTGGAAGAAGGGAAGTCCATCACGATAGCGATCTTCGCCCCTTCCTTTAACTGAGAAGGAACACGTTTCCTTACAGCATACTCACCCATGATATATTAGTGCTTAGCCAATATTCTAGATACTGAAGCTTGCAATATATCCTTGTTGCGTCCAACCATTTCGTGCTTAACTATGCCACTAAACGATTGACCGATAGTCTGCTCAAGCATTTCCCCAAAGGAATTACCACTCATACCGAGTGTCTTTGTGAGAAAAGCTTTAAGCGAAATCACAGGATTACCCTGCCTAAGTGCTTTCTTGGTTGCCCAAAATTCCAACCGAGTGCCGTCACAGTTTTCTAAATCTGCATCAGTAATATCAGATTCCAGAACTGCTTGTGCTTTACAGTTGAGACGCACAATTTGGTTTTGATTTTCACCAACTCTATCCGTACGATAACTTGTGATAACAAAATCATAACTGCCTTCAGGCAGAGTGATTGTTTCAGGTATATCCTCAGGGTTCATTGCTAAAAAGTCGTTAACATCAGCCATTATTTGCCTCCCGTTTTGATGTTGATTACATTATCCTTAGTGGATAATCTTTGTCGAGCATTTTTCTGAATCGAATCAAACAATTTCGCAAGATCCAACACAGTATTAGGCTCAATTAATTTTGGAGCCGTTACCTTTAGATCCATGCGATGATCCGATACCGTACGTAAAGTTCGCTCGACACCTTTACTAGAACTTCTAGTATCTATTCTGCATACACAGTTAAAATACCTACCAATTTTAGTAGACAATTTTGAACCGACACTAGTTGGATATGCTTTCGACACACCCATATCGCCTTCCATGTATTGCATATGTGTTGTCACTACCACATTACACGGAACTTCTGAACCCGTAAGGTATTGAATGATGTGCTGGACATCACGCGCGGCTGTTCCCCATTCTGGTTGACTAGCTTGGTCGGTTGGCTTCTTGTTATTAAATACAAGTGCCCCCCTTAAAGCCGCCTCTCCCATCAAGGTTAAACTGTCGATAACCAACACATCTTTAGATGTCCACTTACTTACAGATCCAAAATCCTCTTCCTTATCTTTCCAATTTGAAATAAGGTTAACCCCTTTGCGAAAAGCATCCGCTCTTCCTATCGGGTCTTTCAATGTAACATAACTAACCTTGTCCACCGCATCTGGATTAAGAAATTCTGGAAGGATAGCCAAGCCATCATCATAATCCAAGATACGCAAATTGTATCCCGCATTGGCTAATGCCGATAATGAAGCCGTCTTTCCCGAACCACTATCACCCACGAGTAACAGTTTAGTTACATCAGTTGATATATGATCTTTAATACTTGCCATGTTTTTATCTCCTATAATTTTCATAGTCTATCATAAATAAAATAATTGTCAACAATTATTTTCTTCGTATCTTTAATCCCAAACGGATACGCCTACGATTGCGTCTCTTTTTAGAGCCGACCTTGCGCCTGCCCTTGTGTCCTTTTCTTTTTAAGTCCGCCTTACTCATTGAGCACCACATGTACCCAACAAGATGAGCAACAATAAAATTATTACAGTTGTTTTAAACCACATTTTTAAACCTATACATAAAAATTAATTACTCCCGTTAAAAAAATTGAAAAGGCAATCGCATTAATAAATATGATTGCTCTGTCATTCCACATCATGCCCACAATAAACCAACCAAACACACCTATTGCATGAAAGAATAAATTGTATGGGGATATAGCTAAAGATGTTAATACCATACCAATTAATAATATAAAACTACTGACCCATTTTATATACCATGTTAAGCCACCCGTGGGGGTAATTTTATTAATCATTTTTCCCTGGTTCTGTTAAAGTGGATAGTTTCCATAGCCGTGTGAATTTATTTTTTCCTTACAGTATTCACAGAAGCGCTGATAGGTAGAGTAAAATCCAAATTCATTTTCACATGTATTGCACTTGCGCTTTCCTATTATTATTCTTTCTGACATGCGGGGTCGCCGTCTTGGTTTTGAATATTTAGAATCAGACGGAGGAACATATCCCTCAGCCACCTTCAACCTATAAAGTTTACCCAGAATGGAATTTTTTTTCAACCCCATTATAACGGCTATCTCACAAGGTCGTTTGTCTTTACTTAATCTTTTTAATTCTTCCACTTTCTCCTTGCTCCAAGCTTTAAAACCATTCATTTATTTTTCCTAAAAATATTTTCATCAACGCGTATAACATTATCCACTACCAGATCAGCGTGAGGTTCTCTTATGAAATCCTCATCCAATATAATTTTTCTATGGTCGGGAGATTCCGCACACACTTCCCTAAACTTACATCCGCCATAGTTTCCGCATGACGTAAAGTTCGCAGGATAATATTTGTTATGACTGTAGGCATCCGCCAAACCAATGGCGTATTGGGCATCCGTGTACCATTCATCAATGGATGGCTGTGATACATTGAATATACTTCTATTGAACCTGCAGAAATTAACTCCCGTTTGCACAGCGTCAACAATAAAACCCGCAATGTCCAATCCCAATACATTTCTCGCCGCCCATATGTAAGCGTAGATCTGATTGTTGGGCTGGAAGTTTCTAAAATATAAATCCGTCAATGAAGTTTTGGTAGTCTTGGTATCACACAGATACAGACGATTGTCCAGCTCCACAATTTTATCTATGCGACCAGATAACCTATGTCCCTCGCCACCAAACGGCACTTCAAATCTCTGCTCTAGGCAGGGGGCACCATTGGGCATGGTTGCAATCTTTAAATTGTCTTCCCAAAATTCTTCCGCTCTCCAAACGATGGCTCTTATTCCTGCCTCGAATCCACGTGCCTTGTCCTCTGACTTGTTTAAATCTTTTCCACATTTTTTTATTATGTGGGTTACCGCTTCAAGTACAGCTTCCTCCTTGCTTTTCTTTTCGAATTTACATCTGTCTAGTATTTCAAAGCCATCATGAACAGTTGATCCAAATCCCGTAACGGGTGCATACATTTTTAATTTGTATCCCAACAGATTGGTTAACCTATAAAGTCTGGGACACGCCAGAAATGTAGAAAGACTTGAAGAATCCCAGATCATCTGGCGGGGTTTTTCCCCATCATAAATATATTTTTTTAATTTGGCTGGTTGTTTGCCCATTTTTTTCTCCTGCGTTCTGTTTCTTCTTCTATAAATTCTTCGTGTTCTTTGGGATTAAGTTCCTTGTCAATGTCCACTCGTTTAAAATAACACAGTTGGCACTCATCTTTATATGGAGGTGAAAGAATCGCCAACTCTGGTTTTACATTTTCAGAAAATTCTTCTGTGAATAAAGGCTCTTCACATACTGAACACAGCCTTAACCCTTCATCATTTACTATCATTACACATTCCTTTAGTTTAAATTAATAGCACCAATAAAATAATCAGACTCATTCCGATCAATGCTCCTATTAAATACAGAAACAGTTGGGTATGTTTTACCATCAACAACCATTCCCTTTTTCTTTTATCGTTTCTTCGATTCATTTTTTATATCTCCGTAGGTATCTTGGAAGTGCCGTTGAAGTACACTCACCCTATCTTCAGACATTGCCACCTTGTCCAACAGCTTAGCCATTTCTTCCGTATGCTGTGGATGTTCCCCAATTCCCACAGAATTTTCAAAATAAATTTGCAATGTAGCCTTGCTCTCCAATACTTCTGCCTTAGCTTTCGCCAACAAGGAATCATATAAGATTTTGGGAATGTGATTATACATTATCCACTAACACATCCATGATATTATCCCCCGCAGGTTCGGGCGCTTTTACCCTAGCTGATTTACTTGTAATTCTTTTGCCCGCTTTCTCGGCTGCTCTTATATTTTCCCTAGTCTTTTTTAAATAACTGATGATGGTTTTGATATCATCTTCGTTATCCGCCAATTCAGTTGGATCTTTTTCCAACAACTCCGTTGGTATAACCAATTCCTCTACTGTTTCTTTTTCTTTTTTCTTAGGCATATCTTTATTCCTTTAAGTATATTGAAATAACCACAGCAACCACGCATATGGCTAATAAAATTCCAGAGTAATCTTGAAAAAGTTCCATCATTCCTCACCATCTGCTCCATCAATGGTATCAAATTGAGGTTTGATGGGTTGATTGGGCACAAGTTCCACAGCCAGAACTTTGGCATCTGGAATTGTAATTAATGTTCTCGATAGCTTATTTGAGACATAAGTTCTGGAAGGTTTATCAAATTTAATATTCCCTTCCATGATTTTTTTCGCGGCTTGTTCTTTATTCCTAGCCTCCACTTCCCAATGCTGTGTAAAACAATGGGATGTCGTTACATCATACTTCATCACACACTTCTCCTTGTATTATTTACATCTTATATTATTTACTGACACCTGTCAACAATTATTTTAATGCAAAGTTTTTTTAGTACCAGAGTATTCCCAATCATCAAAAGGATCAGGCTTCTCCCCAGATCTTATGGCTTCAGCGATATCCTTTTCCATCAACTGTCCGAAGGTGGATATGTTGTGCATAACACCCGCGAATATTCTTATGGTATGGTAACTGCCCCCTTGTATCATTGACATACGCAATCCCAATTCTATCAAAGCACTGTTCACTACCTCTAGTGGATATTTGTTTGACATTTTTTCTATGGAATCACGCATCAAACCAATGCACTCCATAAACATCTTGTCCTTTTCAGTTTCTTTTATCATAACTTCTCCCCCCTTTCATCAGTTAAAGTTAAAGGTTTCTTTTCCAACGCAGATGTTATCATAATTCCGTCTGTATTACTAGTCAAAATTAAATGATTGTACTTATTCTCATCCACATCTTCCTTGTTTTTCATCTGTTCCTTGAACGCTTTTATATATCTATACATACGCATTTGCATAGCAAAAGGTTTGTCATCACTTATAAAAACAGATGGTGTATCTGAACCACTATTATCTAGGTGTTCTACGGCTTTTTCCAAAGCTATGGAAATATCTGTCCACTGCAATAGGTTCGCTGTTTTCGGATTCCACGACATATCTCTCCTGCTCTACTTCATAATCATTTTGGTCTATCCCCAAGTCATCATTGAAGTGTTCATGATGATTGTTTTTGTGCAATGAATAGCCGTCTATCACATGATCGGCTTCCTCTTGTCCCTCAATATCTCTTGGCTCATCCAACAGAGGAAAGATATCATCAACTGAAATGATACCACTCTCTAGATAAGAGTCTGCAAATGCATGACCTTTGGTTCCTAGTTTTGTTTTTTCTTTTTTTCTTTTTTTGCTTTTACCCATATCGTTGCTCCTATATATGTAAAAAATAATATTAAAATAAATACAAACGGATTTCTATATTTATCATCTGTTAAAAATCCTACAGTAATACCAATCGGTATACAAGTCAAGGCAATTAACACCAATGCTTTCGCCATTAGATCAATCATTCCACTCCTTTACTCCACCTTTTTCCTCAATACGATTTGACACACTCGCAGTTGCATAGGGTGTGGGATAT